AGCTAGACTTGCACAGATTATTTCGTGAGCATTTTAGATACAGTACAACCTGGAAAAGTTTTATATCAGATTGGTGCTTATGATTTGCCGACAGCAAGTGAAGCAATAGAACGTATTAATCAAGATTTACTTCCACATCAATCAAAGTTTTGTGATGACCTCGACCATAGAAAACTAGCACTTGTCTGTGGCTTTGGTGCTGGTAAAACTCATGCACTAATTTCAAAGTCTTGCATACTAGCCGCACTTAATGTTGGTCATGTCTCAGCAATATTTGAACCGACTGCTCCAATGCTTCGAGATATTTTGCAGAGAACAATGAATGAACTTTTGGATCAATGGCAAATACCTTACACATTTAGAGCCTCGCCATTACCTGAATACAACTTGGAATTTGCAGAGGGAACACACACAATTCTGCTTAGAACAATGCTCACATATCAACGCTTGCGAGGCCAGAACCTCTGTGCAGTGGGATTTGATGAGGCAGATACTGTTCCAAAACGTGATGCAGAACAGGCAATGAATATGGCTTTAGCAAGACTTAGATCGGGTAATGTTCAACAGTTCTATGCAACAACAACTCCCGAAGGTCATGGTTGGGCATTTGAAACTTTTGAAAAAAATAAAAAATCCGATACAGGATTGATACAGGCAAAGACAAAAGATAATCCATACTTACCTGACAACTTTATTGAATCTCTTGAGGAAAATTATCCACCGCAGTTAATAAAGGCTTATCTTCTTGGACAATGGGTTAACCTTACAAGCGGTCAGGTTTATGACCGTTTTAATCGTAATGACCATGTAATTAATCAGATACCGTTTGACATCAAGATGGAAGTGTTAAGAATCGGGGTGGACTTTAATGTGATGAACTGCAATGCCGTAGTTGGTGTCAAGTCTGGAGACAAGTTAATTATCATAGATGAAATATCAAAACAAAATGATACAGATGCCTTGGCGCAAGAAATTAAAAGACGTTATCCTTCAAACAGAATCTTAGTTTACCCAGACGCAAGTGGTTCAGCACGTTCAACGATTAATGCATCAAAAACAGACATTGCAATCCTCGAAAGTTACGGCTTCAGTTCAATGGCTCTCAAGAGCAATCCCTTTATCAAAGATCGAGTTGCAACCGTCAATTCGTTATTACAGAACGGCAAAGGGGAAAGACGTTTGGCGATTCATGCCCGTTGCACTCGTTTAATTGAGTGCCTTGAGTTGCAGAGTTACGATGAAAAGACAGGCGATCCTGATAAACAGAATGGATATGACCATCATGTCGATGCACTTGGTTATTTAATTTATCGTGAATTTAATATTCTTTATGGTAGAACAGGCAAGCCAACTGGTATTAGAATATATTAAAAGTAATGGTACTATGAGGAAAAACCGTGTATAGCTCTCTGAATATTTACAATCAGCCTGTAACACTAGCTCCTACAACGGTTGCAAGTCCTAATGCTGCCTATCAGAGGATGGCAAACTTCTGGGGTTTGGTTGAAGATTTGAAAGAGGGAACATACAAAATCAGGAGTGAGCATAGAAAATATTTAAACCAAGAACCAAGAGAAACTGATGATGCCTATGACACTAGGTTGGCAAGGTCAACAGTAGTTCCTTATTTGCAGCGCATTGAAAAAATGTTGAGCGGTATGCTGGTCAGAAAACCTATCAGACTTGATGACGTTTCGGATCTTGTTCGTGAGCAGCTATTTGATGTAGACCTTGAGGGTAATGATCTTAATGTCTGGCTGTATCAGACAGCTAGAGTTGCAATCTCTTTTGGTCATGTTGGTGTTTTGGTTGATGCACCGAAAGATGGAGATAAAGTCAGACCATATTGGGTAACATACGAGCCAAAAAATATTCTTGGTTGGAGGACAGAAATTATTGATGGTGTAAGAAAGTTAACTCAACTGCGATTAATGGAACAGGTGGTTGAGACTGATGGTAAGTATGGCGAAAAGATTGTAAAACAAATCAGAGTATTAGAACCTGGGCGTTATGAAATCCATAGAAAAAATAATAAGGGTGAATATAAATTGCATGATGAAGGAGAGATGAGCATAAAGGACAAGATTCCTTTTTCTGTTGCATATTCAAACAGGGTGGGAATGTATGAATCACGCAGCCCTTTGTATGACATAGCAGAACTAAACCTAAAGCATTACCAAATACAAAGTGATCTTGACAATATTTTGCACATCAGTTCCGTTCCATTGCTTGCAGTCTTTGGCTATCCAAATGCAGATGAGATAACAACAGGGCCGAATGAAGCATTATCATTACCACCTGAATCAAGAATGGAATATGTCAGCCCATCGGGTGATAGTTATGACAGTCAGTTCACAAGGCTCAAAGATATTGCAGATCAAATAAATACATTGTCATTAGCAGCTGTACTTGGTCAAAAGCTAGTTGGCGAAAGTGCCGAGGCCAAGAGGATAGACCGTTCACAAAATGACAGCACAATGATGGTCATTGCCCAGCAGATGCAAGACTTGATTGATAACTGTTTGAAGTTTCATAGTGAATATTTAAATGAACCAAATGCTGGCAGCAGTTTTGTTAATAGAGACTTTGTAACCGCAAGACTAGAACCACAGGAGATTCAATCATTACTTGCATTATTTACTGCTGGCACTATCAGTCAGGAAACATTATTAACACAGTTAAGCAGTGGTGAGATTCTCGGAGATGATTTTGATGTGGAGGAAGAAGTTGAGGCAACACAAGCTGGTGGGCTGATCGAAATGGAAGCCCCAACAGAACCTGACGCAGCTTGATGAATGTCAACTCCAGAGGTATTTTTTAGAGAGACCATTGATCTCAACCGATATAGCAACAATGTTGCAAGAAAGTTTGTCACCACATATAACGATATTATTGTTGCCTCTGCAAAAAAATTAAGGCAAATAGATTTAAGGCAACAGGCAGCTCCAGAAGGAGTTATTGTTGCACCTCAAACAAGAAAAAGACTAAGGGCTATTATTGCTCAATCAAAATCAAGTTTGAACACATGGCAAAAGACAGCAACAAAAGAATTTACAGAAGAATTACAGGGCTTGGCTGTTTTACAGACAGATTTTATTCAAAATGAATTAAAAAAAGTAACAGCATCAGGGGATGTGCCGATAAATAGTGTTGCAGTAAGTCCTAAATATGCAGAATCATTTGTAACAACAGATCCTACTCAGACAAATATATTTACAAGTAAACAATTTACAGAAGATGACTTTGTAAAGTTTGGCTCTGGAAAGTTTGAACTTACTGCAAGACAAGGTGCTGCGGTTACTTTACCAAATGGCCAAACTGTAGAGAAAGCATTTAGAGGTATAGCAGAACGTCAGCAAGAAGCTTTGGCAAGGCATATCAGACAAGGTGTATTCTCAGGTGAAACAACACAACAAATTGCAAGACGGTTAGTTGGCAGGCTTGATTTTGGTCAACCAGGAACTGTAAAACAAATTGCAGCAGCAGGCGGTGAGGTCACAAAATTAGCTAATTATCAAGTACAAACCATTGTAAGAACATCAATTAATCAAGTACAAAACCAAGCAAGTCAGGCTGTTTATGCTGCAAATAAAAAGGTTTCACCAAAATATGAATATGTGGCAACGCTTGATTCTAGGACAAGCCCGATATGTCAGAGGTTAGATGGTCAAGAGTTTTCATATAATAAAGGCCCGACACCACCTCAACATTTCAACTGTAGGTCAACTACTGTTCCTGTTGTTGACTTTGATGGTTTGCAGAAGAAATATCCTGGACTAGAAAAGCCACCAGCAACTGCACTTGATACAAGGCCAAGTATTACGGGTAGAGTTCCGCAGGGGACATCTTATGGTAATTGGCTATTAGATCAAGATAGAAAGCTACAGATTAAAACTTTAGGCAACGAAGGTAAAGTAAATTATTTTAAAAAATTAGCAAAGAAGGAAGGTTCTGGACAGGCAGCGTTGAGGAAGATGATAAGGACAGATGGAAGCGAAAGAACATTAAAGGATCTTGAGAAATTGTATGGCAAGCCTAGTGCAATCAAACCAAAGGCTAAACCAACAGCCAAGCCCAAACCAGCACCTCAAGTCACACCTACACTTACAGGGACAACTTCCCCTGCGTTTGGTACAGATACTTTAGAAAAATATTTAGCTGATAACAATATCGCTAAATCTACTCAACAGTTTGTTGACGAAAGTATTGATAGTCTTGAATCTGTTGGAGGACTAACAGGAAAACATACCAAGAAATTACGCAAGTTTTTACAAAAAAGTAAAACAATCAATAATTTTAACTTTGAAAACGACAGATTTAACTTTAATGCGACTTTTCAAAAATTTGTTGTACAAAATAAGAAAGCATTTGATGATGCAAATAAAACTACCGCTAAATTTGTAGATAAATACCAAACACCATTTTTTAAAAAAACAAGACGCTATTCAAATACAGTTAATAAAAACTTTACAAATCCAGACATAAAAGATTCGCAATTTAAGGAAGATTTACAGTTTGCATTTAAACCAGCAGGGAGAACTTGCTCTGGATATACCTCTGCATA